TCTGTTGCTTGTGTATTACAAACATAAAGTGAATTTAATTTTAATGAATATTCTGATGATACAGTTAATAAAACTGCCGTTCCTGTACTTACTGAATTTAAAGACCAACCACCATTTTGAAAGGCTATTGATGTTACATTTACTATATTTGGATTTGCCATTTTTTACTCCTATTTTTATTTAAAATATTATTCCAAAGGCTATTGCTTTACCTGCCGAAATACCACCTGCACTTGCGTCTGCCCATTTGACACCTGTATCTTCACTGCTATCAGCAGTTAATATTTGGTCATTACTACCTACTGCTAACATTCGTGGATTTCCACTTCCGTCACCAATTAGTATATGACCTTTAGTAGTCATATCAACAGATGTAATTGCTGATGTACCATTACCTATTAAAACACCATTTGCAGTTAATGTTGATGCTCCTGTACCACCATGTGCTACTGCAACATCAGTTGCTTCCCAAGTACCTGTAGCAATAGTTCCAAGCCCTGTTATATTAGATTGATTAGCAACTGCAACTAACCCTGCATTTGTTAAAGTGGCAGTACTACCCATAGTTAAAGTACCATGAATAGTTACACTTGAACTAGCAACTGTAGAATTAGGTGTTACTGTCATGTGTGTTGCATAAGAACCGCCTATAAAACTATCGTAAGTTAAAGTACCACCATCAGCTACACTAACTCGCCATTTATCTGCCGCATCTTCACCTGCATCAGCAAACCAATATTGAGTCATAGCCGAACCACTAGCCCCTTGAATTGTAATATCTTGTACCCATTCGGGTATATTAGAACCGCCCATTTGTAAAAATGTATTATCGGCACCTTTTGCTAATCTTGATAATTGTGTACTTGAACTTGCATAAGCTATATCGCCTGTGGCTTGTGATTCAAACACATGAAGCCCTACACCTTCAAATTCTGATTGTGTTAATTCTGTTCCTACTGAACCATGTTTTAATTCATTTGCCATTTTATACCTACTTTAATTTCCTAATCCTCTTGTTTCGCCATCTGATAATATTTTTGTTACATGAGAGCTAGTTATTGCATTTACATTTGTTATATTATGCGTTGTTCCACTCATACCGCCAATATTACTGAATGCACCATGTTTTGCTACTTCTGCGTCAATATCTATTGGTCCATCACCCGCACCTACTCGCCTACTTGCCATCATTGCTAATGCCGCACGATATTCTGATTGTGCTTGTCCACTATGCAAACTTGGAAATGCTGCCATCATTGCTCCCATACTAACACCTGCACTACCACCACCGCCACCAAAACCACCGCCACCGCCTAATGACATTCCACCAAATCCTAGTGAACTATTTAAATCATCAACAACTTTTTTTTGTTTTGTAGTAACTTCAATTGCTTTTACTTGTGCTTCAGTCATTTCTTCTAACATTTCTGTAGCATTATGTTGTGATTCTATAGCTTGTTCATATCCTTCACCTTGTGCAATTATTGCATCATTTTGTGCATTTGTTACTTCAGTTAATTTATCATATACAGGAATTATTTCCATAATTTCTAATTTCAATTCGGGTATTCTAGGAATTAATTTAAACCCTAAAGCACCTGCCACAAAATTGATTGCATCTATCATGTGGTTTATATTTCTAACAAACATATTTACAAAATTTTCTACTTGCACACCAATCTTTTCTATTAAGAAATTTCCGAATTCTTTAAATTTATTTATAACTATTTGTAACGAATTTTCTGTAGTTGCAAACCAAACTCCTGCAGTAATTAAAGCCCCAATCACCATACTCATACCACCTGTTGCCGCACTCATTGCACCACCCATCATCAACAGAGCGGTTCTTACTGCATTAATACCAATAACAACTGCCACAAAAGCAGTAGGTAAATTAATTGACATAAATTCTGAAACTGTTTTTACAATTCCCATAAATTTTTGTAATCCTATTATTATTGATGATAGTGCAGGTGCCAAATCACTTGCCATATTTATACTTACTGCTTGTATTTGTGTTTTTAATGCAAACATTTGGTCAGTTAAAAGTGCCGCTTGATCTGCTTGTTCTTGTGTCATTCTCGAATTTTCTGTAGCTTCAGTTACCATATCTTTTAATGCTCCTGTGCCACCTGCGATCATAGGTATAACTGATGTACCCATTCTGTTACCAAACACTGCCATTGCCGCATCAACTTGTTCGGTTTCATTTGTCATATCAGCTAGTGTAGATAATATTTTCAAAAATTGTTCTTCACTACTCAAGCCTTCTAAATCAGTTAAAGAAATTCCTAATTTTTCAAATGCTTCTACACCAATCATAGTGCCATCTCTTGCTTCATTCATTGTTATAGTTTGTCGTCTTAGCATATTTTCAACATCTTTTAAACTATTCCCCGACAAACTAGCTACATATCCTAATCTGTCTAATGCTTCAACGGACATTCCTGTTCTTAATGCCATTTTATGTAATTCATCACCTGTTTTCATAAAACTTGTAACAGAACCTGCAAATGTACCTGCAATTACACCACCAAGAATTGCATAAGATTTACCTAATGTACCTAATGTACCTCTTATATTACTTCCCGATTTTGCAATTTTGTCAGATGCTTTATCATCAGCAGTCAACAATACTTTTAAATCACCTACATTTGCCATTAATTATTTTCCTCATCTAATGCTTCTTGTAATTTTTTCATAAATTTTACTTCTTCTTGTGTCATTTTACTTGCATCATCATTGAATTGCCTTTTAACATTTTGTGCCATTCTATAATCTAAAATACCGAAAACAAGTTTAGGGTCTTGCTCTAATGCTTCTTTCGGAGTGCAGTTAAATGATTCACAAATTATACTTATCATCGACTCGGAAGGTTGTTTTGTACTTCCGCCGAAGGTGTGTTCAGCGAGTCGTTTGATTCGTTTTTTTGTTCACTAGGTGTTTCGCCTGTTGAAACTGTTACCAAATACATTAATTCTTCAGTATTTATATTTTTAAATACTTCGGGATTTTTATAAGGTTTTGCTAAAGGCTCACCTGTCATATCTGTCCAATTCCAATCCACTATTTTATTTGATAATGATATACAAATAGCTTCAAAAGATTTATTAGCATTTGTTGTATCTTCACTTAAATTTGCTACATTAAGTAATGCTATACTTTCACCCATTGTTACAATAGGAATTATTTCAATGTATTCCCCTTCATGTACTTTGTATGGTTCCCCTTTATTGACTACTTTACCGTCTTGAATGTGTTGTCCAACATGAACAACACAATCAGACGAGTCAATTTTCTTAGGGGGTATTTTAAACTTTTTTTTATTAGTCATAGTTGCCTACCTTACCTTTTTAATTATTAACTAACTGCTCTTGTTAAAGCTCCACTTACTTGAAAATCAGCAGTATATGATGTTGCTCCGCCGACTTCTGAAGATATGCTATAACTAGAAACAAATGCTGAACCACTATATACAGGGGCATTTGTTCCTGCCGCTGCTCCTGTGGTTTCAAAAGTTGCAGTTGCTGCCCCGCTACCTATTCTTGTAAATATTGTTGCATCACCTTGCGATGCCGCAGGGTCAAAAGAACCCGCTACAGAATAAGTAGAATTTGGTAATCCTTCAACAAATGTTGCCGCAGAATCACCAAAGGCAGTTACCTCAACAATATTAACATCAGTGGTCTGTGAGATAGAATTTAATTCATCTTCTATTGCCACCGAGTTAAATGAAAAATCTGCTGATTTACCCGCTTGTCTTGCCATAAGTTACTCCTATTTTTGAATAAATAAATAAATTTTAATAAACATATTATGTACCACTATCTACACCAAATGTTACTACACAATTAAAATTAGTTAATCCACTATATTGTGTTACATTAATTTGTAAATATCGATTACAAGCATCTGTTGTGCTTACTGTCTGTGTTGATACCCCACTTATTTGAGAAAAAGCAACAAAATCAGCATACCCACTTCCGCTTGATGCTGAGTCTTGTATTTTAATAGTAGCAGTACCACTGCCACTTACTGCCGTTACTCTTAATGTTGCCCTTTTAGTAGTACCCGCAGATAAACTACCTACTATTGATGTGCTTCCTGTATCTACTCTTGAAGCAGTTACTGCCCCTGTTGCCGATAAAGCAGTTGAACCCGCAGTATATAAAACTGCATGACGACCAAAGTTACTACTACCTTGACCACTTACATTTAAAGCAGTTGCTCCGTCAACAGGATTGTCAATTGTCCTACTTGTTAAATTAGTTTGAAAATGATACCCAATATTACCAATTGTCATTCCACTTGGTGTATAAAATATTTCACTAGTACCTGTCAAAGCATCATTGATTATTTCATCTGATTCATTATCTGTAGGACTGAAAAAAGCATTCATATCAAATGTTGGGTTTGCTTTTCCTTCTACAAAAGTTGCTCCTGTATCACCAAATGTAGTCACTTCGGGCAAATTAACATCAACCCCTATATTGAAAGAATTTGCATATCCTTCTACTGCATGAGTATCAATGTATATATCTGTACTTTTTCCACTTAATCTTGCCATATATTATTCCTTCTTTTTTCTTGGTTTTCTAATTTCTTTCAAAAATTTATTTGCAATTAAAGAATCTATATCATATCCATTATCTATATCAGCTTGACCAAGTACAACCACATCACCTTTTTCAACAACTGTTTTCCCAAAATCAAATTTCAACCTACCTTGTAATACTTCATAATATTTATCTTTTCTTTTTTCTGTCATAATTACTCCTAATCTACCATTACTTGAAAATCAACTTTTGCCCCAATAAATGGGGTACCATTAAACTCTAAGCCACCATAATCTCTATATCCTATAACCATAATATCAGAGCCATGTGTACTTAAGGTTGATGATTCTATATATGCGGGTATTGAACCACTACCTGTTGGCTCCAATAAATCATCTAATGTATCTTGTACTTCATCTAAATTCCCACCTCTTGCAACTAATATTGTAACTTCGAAATCATGTGTCATACCACTTGTAAAAGTATCATTATAACTCCCTGCATTTGGTTTTACCCAACAAGCAGGTAATTCTTGTATTTGGTCGGGAACAGTATCGTATACCCTTAGATTGTTAATATTATCTAAAGAAGTTTGAACTGCATCTCTAATCCCTTTTAAACTCATTTTTTCTTGTATTCCTTTTCTATTTCTTTACCTAGTGATCTATTCATATTATTTAATTTTGTTAAAACAGTATCAACTGCAGGTCTTAAAAACGGAATCACACCCGAAGCCCTAGGTTTATAACCACTAAATTCTAATATTGGGGCATAGAAAACTGCACTACTTACAGTTGCCGTCATAGGATTTCTGTTTGTTTGCACTTCAGCGGTCCAACTACCTTGTAAAAACCCTGTATCTACAGGTGAATTTTCTTTTGCTTCATTTGCAACACTTCTTGAAAAAAAATCTAAATATTTGGCTACAGGCTCCTTTACTCTTGATGTATCATTAAACTTTTTTTCAAGTTCTTTATCGCCTGTTATTTTTGCTTTTATCTTTATAGTCATGTGATACGCATTCTTTTAAATTTCATTAATAATCTTTGTACATCACCATCTAAATTTGTTGATACTTCAAATGAACTCATTTCGGGTGCTCCTATAGAAGTAGCATAGGCAGTTTGCCATCTTTTTGAAATTCTACCTGCTTGTAAATAACAAGCATTAACTATTTCTTGCGGATATTGATATACATAAATACTAGCCCCTGTACTATGTGAAGCCCCTGTTGTTCCATTCATAGCCCTTTGCACTGTTATTGTGTTGCTTGATATTCCTGTAATATACATTTGTTCACTATCAATTAATATTGTTTCACCAATATTTAAACTTGAACCTGCCGTTGCAGTGAATGTAGTATCACTTGCACTAAAACTTCCATCATTAGTTGTTGTTGCTTCCGTATATGGTGTATTAGAATTCCCATTTCCATAACCAAATAATCCTGCTATTTGAACACCTCTTTTAATACCACTAGCAAATGAACCTGCGGTAGTATTATCAGCTAATTCAATAAATTCTTTAGGATATACTGTATCACCTAGTGGGAATAATTCATAATCAGTTGATGCCCATGTTTTGTCTGTACTTCTATCATCTTTTAAAGTAGTGAAAGTTGTTATAGATAATAAATCATCAGTTAAAAATAATCTGTTACCCGAACCACGATATTGTTTTGTTTCTGATGTAACATAAAAATATCTGTTACAAAAAGAATCAATAGACCTAGAAGCCATTTCAAGTGATTGTAATAAAGAAGTATCATCATTAGTTCCACTTATTCCTAATTGGGTTTTAAGTGTAGTTAAATTTCCATAACTGTTTCCGTCTTTTCTCATTGACTACTCCTATAATCACCAATTGGGCAATTTAAAACCCCTTGTTCATTTTCATCAAGTGGGGCTTGACCACAATTTGGACAAGCCACCACTTTTCTTTGACTTTCTTCTTGTTGTAACTCTATATTAGCTTTTTTAATTTCAAGTAAGTCATTCCAAGGCATATTACATTTCCCTTACAAGAACTGTAACTATACACCCTTTTGCATTACCTAAATTAGATACGACTAAATCGTAACTACCTTCCTCTATAAATACAGGGAAATATGTACTTAAAGCGGGTACTACATAAGTATGTGTACTGTTTGAAAGGTTTGCCCCTGTGCCTGTTAAAATGTCAACTGAATTACTGTCATTCATTACAACATCATAATTGTCACTTGGAGTTGTGCTACTAGGTGAATAATGTACTGATATTATTTCGCCTTGTACCATTGGTATAGCATCAACATCAACATCACCACTTGCATCACTTGTGCAGGTCATTTGATATTTTACTACACCACCTACTTTGCTCGTTACTGTGCTTATACTTCCTGCCATTAGTCACCTACCTTTTTTGGTCGCCCTGCTTTTTTCTTTGTTGTAGTTTCTGCTTTTACTTTAGGTTTTGTAGCTTTGGTTCCTTTAGGTTTTTTTGTTCTATTAGAACCTATGCCATTTTCCACCCAAGTTCCTGCACGACTACTTCCAAATTTTCCATTAAATTCTGCCATACTTACCTACCTATTTGGATACATCTTATCCAATCAATAGTACAAGTGTTAGCCGTAGCTTCACCTGTTAAGAAATGAACAGATACTCTCATTTGGGTAGCAGGTATGTTTGTTGTGCTTGTTGCAACAGATGTGCCGTCTACAAAAAATTCAACTGTAGTGCCGTCCCAATAAAATTCCAATTCAATTTCTGTGGCATCAGCAAGAGTGCCAACAGAGTCTGATTGTGTTTCTGTTGAACTTGCTTCTGTTACTGCTGATAAACTAGCAGAACCATCAACTGATTCGAAATAAATTGCATCTGCAACTCCACCCAATAATGTAGTGTCAGTAACTGCTAACCCAATAAATAAATCTGTTTGGTCTGCATCATTAATAGCAAGTTTTGTACCAAAATACAAATCTTGGTCTGATGTAGTTTCAAAAGATTCACCATTCAATTGATAGTTACCACCATCATCTTCATTACCTGCAGTAGTTATTATTGCCTTACCACCACTTGCATCTGTTGAAGCAAAAGTAGTTGTTCCACTTCCTGCTTCCACTACTGTGGTTGACCAAGCCAATGGGTCACCTGTTGTGTCATCTACAGGAAAATTTACAAAATCTTCATGATAGGAAACAACATTTTCCCCTACTGCTCTTAATATTCTTTTTTGGTGTGTACTCCATTCACACACCGCACCTTTAATTCTTCTTCCATGTACTTGTGGCATCGATATTACTCCTTATTATGAATATCGCATTTTACAGCGATGCCTTTATTAATTTGTGCCTTTTTAATTTGTTTGTGCCTTATAGGGTTAGATATGGCCTTAGATTCTAAACAACAATAATCCGTAGGAGGTTTATTTGAATGTATATTATCAACCTTATCTTTATGTACTAAAGCCATATCATTGGACCCTTAATTTTTAGCTTTTATAATAAACTTTACTACCCGAAGTTGCGGCACCTGCCAATTCTTTAGCAGGGTATTTTGCCCCATATCTTAATAGTATTAAAGTTATATTATCTGTTCCACTATTACCTGCTTCAGCGGCAGTACCTCTGATATGTGTAAACCCATTATCTGTATCAAGGTCTTCTGCATTAATTTCAATATATGCAAAATCGCCGTCAGCATCTAAAGGTGCATCTGTATCATAGTTTCCGCCACTTGCTGAAGTGGTTAAATCTTTAGCTGAAGTGCCGCTTGAATCTGTGGCTTGTTGAATTTTAAGTGTGTCAACATCATCACCACTATCCCAAGTACCAACCTCTGCATACAAAGTTGCCTTTGCAAAGTTTTTCATTGATACCCAAGAAGTGTTTACTGAAGTTCCACCAATGTCAGCAGTTTCTGCTAAAGTGATTATTCCGTTTTCAGAAAAAAATCCGTTCATAATTTACTCCTTAACTTCTTGTAGCTAATGCTACGAATGGACTTATAGTATTACTTCCGTGTTGCGGGGTAATTGCTGAGTCTAACCAAGGGGCACCATCTAGTCTTTCAGTAAATCGCCATACAGTTTCGCCGTTTGCGAATCTATAGTGATCTGAAGAAGCTATAGTAATACCTTGTCTGTCACCAATTACATAGTAACTCAAGTCTGCATAATAAATGTCCCCAACTGTACCAAGTGTTTGTGCATGTTCAGTAAAGAATATTGGTCGCCCAAATATGCTCATTGGAACTTCAGCACTTGCATTGTTCACAAATATAGCTGAACCACCTGTACCAACATTAAGAGCCATAGTCATAAGCTGTGGCATAACATCGGGGTGAGCAATCCAAACTGCATTTTTATGTGAACTTGGTATCATTCTTGAATACATTTTCACAAGGTTTTCATAAACTATTGTTGTTGCCGCTTGTCCTGTTTCTTTTGCAACAGAAATTAGTGCATCTGCATTTTTGATTCCAAGCGGTTCACCTGCTCCATCACCATTGATAAAAGCATTTTCTTCGTAGAATCTAATTGCATCACCAAACATTCCTGTAAGTAAAGATTCAAGTGCAATAGCTGAATCTTGTGCTAATTCATTACTTGCTTGTGTATATCCTGTTAATTTTTTAGCAACTAATTGGAATTGTGCAAAGTCGGGTTCACTAGCTGTGTAGCTACCACTTTCTTCAACCCAATATCCAACCACTCCACCAAAAACAGAACTTGCATGGGAAGTATCTTTAACTCTAGGAAGTTTGATTGTATTACTTGCCATAGGAATTGTTTTTGCTCTTGGTCGTATAATTGCTTCTTCCAAAGGTATTCTTAACAACTCTGCTTGGAATTCTTCGGGTACTAGGAATCCGCCTGTTTCACCACTTGCTTCACCTAATGCCTTTAATCTAACATCATTATTTTTACCTTTATTTTTATCATCAATAGCTTTTATATATTCACCGAAAGATTTAAAATTATTTTCATTTTCTTTTTGTGTATTTTCTGCTATTGGTAATCTCTGTTCGGGTATTCTAGCTTTAAGTTGTTTGTCGATTTCTTCAGTAATTACATTTTGTGCATACTTTTCGACTTCAGCTTGTTGCTCTTTGAAATCCTTTTCAGAGATCGGCTCAACTCGTATTTCATCGTCTGCCATTTTTACACCTCATTATTTTTTTTATTTTGTAAATTTTTAAAAGCATTAGCAACTATTTCTTCAGTATTAATAGATGAATATTCAACATCATCAATTTTATTTTTCTGATTAATAATTTCTACTGCTTTCATTAGTTTTGCTTTTTCTTTATCTGTAAGCATAACAGTGTAGTTTGTAGAACCTTTTCCATGTTCATCACCATATCCATCGGGGTCATCAGTAGTTAGTTCATCATATTCTTCATGGGTATTACATGGCATATACAAAGTATTTCCATCTTCATCTTCCATTGTATGACTTCCTACACAACCAATTTCTTCAGCTCTTGCTTCAGCTTCTTCTTCGGTTGTAAATTGATCTGCTACATCTACAGGGGCTTTTTCATCTAAAATTTCTTTTGCAATTTCTTCTGCTATAACATCTATTCCTTTACTTCGCATTTCAACTAGTGCTTCACGATTGCTAGGAACTGATACTTGGGAAATTTCTAATAATTCAACATCTGTGTATGTCCGTTTGGGGTCATAACCATTTTGAGTAGTTCCGCCTTCAACATAATCTTTAGACATAAAACCAACAGAGAATGCCGCTTGACCTCTTTTTGCTAACTCGTAGCCCCAATCGGCTTCGGCATTACCTTTATTAATATAATATTTGGCAGTACCTTCAAGACCATTGTCTGTAACTTTTAAATCAACCCATTCACCAAGTTGCTTGGTTAAATCGTTATAATCATGTGATGAAAGTAGTACAGGGTGTTTCATAAATTCACCAATAGTATTTCCCCATGCTTTAGATAAAATGACTTCGCCATCTCTGTCTATAGCTTCAGTAGATACTACTGCTTTTATATAACCTTGTTCACCTTCTACTTCTTTTGTTTCGGCTCTATAACTTTTATAAATTTTTTTACCGAAAGGCATATTTTACCTCATCTGTTTGGTCTCTTTTTAAACAAAAAAAGACCTAGAATTTAAAGGTCGGTTTTCTTTAAATTTCGGTCTATATAACTCACGATTGGCATTGGTTTAATAACTCTAGCCATATTTAATTTCTATTATTATGGCACAGAGTTTATTATTTTGTCAATTGTTTTTTCTTTTTTGTATTATATTCTACTTTAGCAAAAGCAAAATCTTGTTGATTGTTTTTAATTGCAGTATCAAAATATTTTATTGCTTGATCTTGATGTGTAGTAATAATATCTTTTAATATTTGCTTTTTCCAATTTCTATAATTAGGTAACATTTTTAATTCCTTTTAAAGTTATGGGGGGTATTTCTACCCCCCCTGTTTATTATTTATAACTGTAGTATGTCGTCTAAAGTAATTCCGCCCCGTGCTTCACATTCTTTGCTGAATATTACTTGGCGAACATTTTTTATTGCTCGTTGAAGAACAAAGTCAACTCTGTTTAATCTGTTTTGGACTTTCGATAATTCTTCTAAATCCATTTGTATAATTTCGGTTAGTGTAGGTATTTCATTCATTTTTAACTCCTTTTAAGTTAATTAATTTAATTTATATATATATTATAAGTTATACATTAAAGAATGTAAAGTATAATATACTATATATTTAACAAAATTAAAGGAATTTATTGTATTTTAGCACTTTTTTCTTTATTATTACTGAATTTAATCTCAACTTTACACCTATTACAGTATAAATTAACAGTTCCTAACACTTTTTTGCCTAATAGTTTAGAACATTGAGGACATCTAGCTTCACTTAATGGGTAAGAATAATTATCTTTGCTAACTATATCTAAATCGTTTGCTGATAACTGTGCATTTTCTTCTTGGTCTAGTATTTGATTTATAGTATCAAAATCAAGAACATCTGTCATAGTACATCTGCAATTAATATTTTCTTCGGGCAAACTGCCTTGAGCAGGGGCTAACATAGAATCACCACCAACAATAAATTCTTGTTCAAGTTTCCTTTCTTGTCTGTGTGCAAATTCGTGGGTTTCTCTTGTACTTTCATCAAGTGCCGCCAACCATCTTTTTCCTGTTACTACTTGACTTTGTTTTGCTGATTGTAAATGCCCAAAATTAACTGCTGATACTGTTTCTGTTCTTGCTATTTTCAATGCTCTTTCTTTAGACAATATTCCTCTTTTCGTAATTTTCTCTGCAACAGCATTAGCCCCTAAACCTTCATTTCTTGATGCCAATAATATTGCATTCAATTCTTTAGCAGTTTTTCGGTTAATTCCTTTTGCGTGTTTAAGTCCTTCATTATCAAGATAATGTTGAAATTCTGATGTATCAGTATCTATATCAAAACCAAATTGTACTTTAGGTTCTTGCTTTGTAATACTTCGCCTTTGCCTGTTGGCTTGATCTTCTATATATTCTTTTTCGTCATTTGCTCCTTTCATTAATGATTTTAATATCAATGGTCGAATAGCAATATATAATTTTTCATTCCAATTATTTTCATCAAACACATCTTCGTCTTTGTAATCAGTTTTGTTTATATTTGCTATTATTACTTTTTCTTGTTGTTCTAATATATTTGATATAACATCAGTAAATTCATTTTCAAGTGGTGTTGTTGCATCTACAAATGCTTTCCACATAATTTCTCTGCTATCATGGTTATGTGTTTTTATTTCCTTATTATAATTTCTCATAACATTTTCAGATTGCGAAGATAAAGGTTCCATAAATATATCACCATCTGCCATAGGCTCAAGTCCTACTTTTATTCTTGCTTCATTTCTAGTTATATATCCACTTTTAAAACCTTGATCTGCTATAGACAAATTTCTGTCTATGTCAGCAGGAACAGGGGTATCATAATCTATAAATAATGTTTTATCGTTATACAACGGAATAAATTGTTCGTTTAATTTTGCTTTTATTCTTTCAAGTCTTGGTTTCAATACCCACCTAGCAAAAGTATATTCACTTGCTTCAGCATTTGCTCTGTTTACATCTTCAGCTATTCCTAAAATATGCTTTGGCATACCATAAACTCCCATTATGACATCACGATTCATAACTCTTAAATCTCTAAATTGCATATCCCTTTGAGTTAAAGTATTTGTATGCCAACTTGCTCCACCTTCTAGTATTGCCACTTTATGCGAATTTGTAGTTCCTTGATGTTGTCTGTTCCATTGATATCGTAATCGTTCATATTGTGAATCTGTTAAAGTTCCTTCAAATTGTATGACTCCATTAGGTTCTGCTGAATTTTGGAAAAAAGCTCTGTTATATTGGCTACTAAATTTTTCTGCTTCAACATCACTACTTACTGAACCCAATGGTGATTGACCACGAAACGGATTTTTAGGATTAGGTAATTTAATATGAACTATATCTTCAATGCTTAATGGTATTTCGTCATTACCATTTTTATATACATATCCTTTTATGTACATTTTTCTATCGGGAACAACTTTGATTTTATTAGGATTCATAACCCAAATTTCAGCAGGTTGTCCTGCCGTATCTTTTAATACTAACCAAAAAACTTCACCTGTTAAATCTATATAAGTTTGTGTTTGTTCCATCATTTCTAATCCTGTATGGAATGGATTAACAAAATCAAATAATTCTAATAAAGGGTGTTCAATAATTTCTTCTATATCATTTCCGTTTTTCTTTGAATACAATCGCCATTTTGTTTCAGCTATTGCACTTGATATTCTTGACACACAAGCAAACACCCAACCTACTTGACCATAAGTATTTACAAAATCTGAAGGGCTAGTTGTTCCTTGTGCAAATACATAAGGACTATAACTAAACGAATCATCAAAACTTGGTTGTTTGATTTCTGTTTTTATAAATGGATTTATTTTTTCATACCATGCCATATTTTACTCCTTATAGCCAACGGATAGCAGGATTCCCTGCTCCGCTTAATTCTGTTAATGACCACACCAAAGCATCTAATCTATCGGGGGAAGGGTCACCACTTAATGCTTCCCAATTACACAATTGATCTTCTAAAGCCGTAAACATACCACAATGAAATACTTTTTTTTGTTCATATAATGATGCTATTGGTTCTGCTCTGACTCTTTTACCTCTACTTGCATGAACTGCCTTATAGGGAACATCATCAGATTTTGTTTTTAATGTATGTTCAACTAATTGTCCGCCATTATTTGTTTCGGCAACTATTTTATCAGCTTTATATAATTCATATAATGAAATAGCAAGTTCTGCCCATTCTTTAGGACTATATCTTCCGCTTTTATCATCTAACAAATAATATTTACCTTCTGTATCTTTTCCCGCAACTACAATTCCTGTTTCATCACTTGTGTTTTTGTTAGTAACCGCAGGGTCAATAGCAACAATAACTCTTTCTAAATCTTCGGGTTTATCTTCCAACCTAAGTTCATCAAACCATTCTCGCTTCCATAATGCTCCTTCAGATTCTTCAAGTATTTCTGCATATATTTCCTGCATACCTAATCTTGTATTTTTATATTTAGATAATATAGCTTCAAAAAAATTATCACTTAAATTTTTTTTGTTTTCATAACTTGAACCTGTAGTCATAACAGTGTTTTTCATATCTCTTATATCTTTCAATAATTGTGTTGGTCTAGGAGTTGTTGTAATACATACTTGTGGTTTGTTACCTAATCTTAATCCAAACATTAAGTTATCCCAAGTGTCTTGTACATATTCCCAAGATGCTAATTCGTCACACCAAGCAGTATCAAACTGCGGACCACGAAGCTGATCGGGTTCGTATGAAGAGAAAATATGTGCAACTGCCCCATTTTTCCATACCAATCTTCGTCTTGAAGGTTGATAATCGGGTTTATTCCATGGTGGGCTAATAGTTATAATTCCACTTTCACCCTCAATCATTACATCACGAACATCAGCAGGGGTTTTACCAACAATAGCAATTCTTTTTGCTTCGCCTGTTTCTACTCTTTCCCTTATCCATTCAGCTCCTGTTCTTGTTTTTCCAAATCCTCTTCCCGCTAATATTAACCAATTTGTCCAATTACCTTTAGGTGCAATTTGTTTAGGTCTAGCATTAACAGGTAATCGCCAATTATAAAAATCCTTGATTAAATCTAAATCAGTTTTTTTATCAATATTATTTATTTCTTTTTCAACTTGTTGTGGAGTCAACGACATTATCTTCACTAATTAAATTTTTCCATTTCTTTTTCAATTCTTCTTTATAATTGAAATTTTCATCAATAGTAAATGTCTGTTGCCTAGCATCTATATTAATATCAGTTTGTTCGCTATCTATACCAAATAATTTTCTTTGCCCTTCTATAATTTTTAAAATAGCAGTTAAAGCATTATAATCTATAGGTTCTGACATTACTTTAGGATATAACTTTGCCAATAATGCTTCATATCTATGGTGTGTAGTATCTCGAACAGTTTTAACCGCATCAGAAGTTTCATCATTCATTTCTTTCAAAGCAAGTTTAAATTCTTTCCTAACTCTATAAGTAGTTAACCCTAAATTCTCTGCTATTTGGTTTTCGTTTAAACCAAATAATTTCAATTTTAATATTTGATTTTTTCTTGCATTTGATGCTAATTGTTTTGTTGATTTCTTTTTAGTTACCATAGTTTAAAATTTTTTTAAATCATATTATATACTATTTTATACATATCCATGCAGTAAAATTATTCCACTTCCAAAAAATTTCACTATGCTTGAACCCTGCATTCTTAAATAATAAATTATTTTGTTCAATAGTTAAAGGTACTAAAACACCTTCAAGTGATGCTTTTTTCCTGTCTATTTCTTCAGTACTATATCCGTTATCTTCTTTCATTGATAAATATTGTTCCACCATTGATTGATTAGTTTCGGGAGTTGACCCAAGTACTTTTTCCACTATTATGAAAGCCCCGCCTTCTTGCAACATTTGGTAAACACATCTTAATAAATTTTGTCTATGCTCCATAGGAACAAACATTAAAGTTAATATAGAAGTTATTAAATTAATTTTTTTTGGATTAAATTTAGATTTGTCTAATGCTATTGGTCCTGCATATAAATCATGTAAACAACCATTATTGAATCTTAAATCCCAATTATAAACATGAATATTGTTTTTGGTATTAGGAATCAATAATAATTCTTCTAACATAGGGTCACTTATTTCAGTTGCTATAAAATCATTGTTGGTACCTAAGTGCATTAGTGATTTAATAGCTTCACCACGAGAACTGCCTAAATCAATTATTACTTCATCATTTCCTATATAATTTTCCGCCCATTTCACTACAAGTTCCCTCATAACTCTATATTGCGGTATTGATCTATCAAGCATATTGTCAAACACTTTGGTTACTTCAGCATCAAATTCCCATTTGTCTTTAGGCATGGTCTTATCTAACTTTTCCATATTAACAACCTTTAAAATAATTTTATAATTTATATAATATATCTTTTTTTATACTCAATGCAACTTCTTTCATCATTAGAGGTGGTACTGCTCTTCCGATTCTTTCCCATTGTTTTGTAAAACTGCCTGTCAGTTTAAAATCTGTTGGGAAACTTGATATTGCTTTGATTTCGGGAATTGTTAATGTTCTAGGATATTTGTGATGATAATGACTTGGTTTAGTAGTAAGTGTGTTGCAAGATTTATTAGGAAATACAATTCTATGCGAAAAATATCTATCTTTACCATAATATTTTTTTGATATTGCCGCTAAGCTTGAATTATTTTCTTTAACTGCTCTTGCCCATAACATTTTTGCAAAATTATGTACTTCGTGATGTTCACCTTGTATTTCATCTTCGTAAGCATCAGCAACTATTCTTTTATAATTTTTAGGTTTAGGAAAAGCAGGGTCAATATTTAAATCATTTCTTGTAGCTACAAAAATCAATCTTTCCCGCATAGTAGGAACACCTAGTCTATCGGCTTTTAATATTTTAGCTTTAACATTATATCCAATATTTTTAAATTCTTGTAATATTAATTTGAAATATCCTTTGGCTTTACCTGTAACAAGACCTTTAACATTTTCGCCTATTATAACTTTAGGTTGTAACCCTTCAGCTATCCTTAAAAATTCAAAAAACAAATCATCAACATATTGTTTGGTATCTGAATAACTACGAATTTCATTCCACCCTTTTTGTCTTTGTCCACTCATAGAAAATGAAGCACATGGTGGGGAACCATCAAGTATATCTATATCACCTACATCAAGATTTGTTTCTTGTAATATATTTTCGGGGGCAAGTGTTCTGATATCTTCTTTATTTAAAATAGTATTTTTGTGATTAAGTTTGTATACTTCTCTTGCCGCTTCTACAAATTCATTTGCCCATATAACATTCAATCCTGCCATTTTGTAACCAAGAGAAGAACCACCACAACCACTAAAAGTAGAAACAACTTTAAATTCTTTTTTAACTTCGTTTATTTCCCCCATAGAAGGAATTACATATGGTGGGTTAATTAGCTCCATTCAAATTTACATTTAGGACATATATTTTTAGTTTCTATATGTTCATCATATTCATCAAAATCGTCAATGTCATTAGTGTCATCTATTATTTCAGTATTTTCACTTCTTGAAATGATGCTCAATAATTCTTTTATCGAATCATTTTCGACATTAGCATTATCCATTAATTCTAATAATTTACTGTCATCTTTGTGTGCCAATTCTGATAATGGGTCTAATGTCATTAATAATTTGTCAGCTTCTTCTTCGGTAACATCTAGTATCAATACAGGTACTTTGTCTTGTGATTTTAATGTGTCTTGTCTTAAGTGTCCATCAATTAAAACTAATTCACCATTTTTTTCGTAAGCAATAAGTGCATTAGCAATTCCGATTTCATCTAATACCCCTTGCATAACTTCTTGTTGAAAAGGTGAATGTAACCGCCAATTTTTAGGATTAGCTTTTATTTCATTAGGATTAATTTGTCTTAATTCTTTGATTCGATTTTTTATTGCCATGCAAATATTATAGCAGAAATGTCAAGAATAATTTTTGAGGGCGGTAAACAAATTGGAAAAACCGCCCCCAAATTCAAAGGAACTAGGGTATGAAAAAACCCTTATTTAAATAATAGCCTTCGAGCAGTTTCTCGGTCTATCTGATCTAATTCTAATTTACAATTTTGGTCAATTAAATCTTGTGCCGCCAAACTTACCCATGGAATATCTGCTTTGGATATTCTAGTTAACCATTCAGCATCTAATTTTTTTAATGATTTTTTTATTGGTTGTAATTGCTTTTTGGTAACTGTAAGACCTCTGAAGTCTTCGAATTCGTTTTGTAATTTTATTAATAATTGCTCGTTATTCATTTTGATTCCTTTTGCATTGCAATTTTTTTATTGTAATATTCTGTTTGTATTTTTTTCATGAATTTTTTATCTTGTAAATTTTTCAATACTTCTGCTCTGATTTTTTTCTTTGTTTCTAAATTGCCTTTCATTTTAACTCCTTTTAACTTGCTAATCAGCGGGTCACTTTATTATATTGTAATTTCTTTGCTATCAACCAATTCACTGATTAGCTTTAATATAAGTATATTATATAACACTATTTAAATAAAGTAAAGTATATATGACCTAAATTCTATACATTTTTGGTCTTTTTGTAAAAAATTCAACATTTTTTAGATGTTTTAAAGGAACTTTATAGTCATCACCATGCCATTGTGGTGTCTGTTTATAGTTTTCCATATCACGAAATGATATATATCCTGCTATGTTTGCAGTAGTTATATCACTAAATTTAATCTTTTTTGTTTTTTGACATAAGCCATTAACAAAAATTTGAACACAATATTTAAAATTTTTAACTTTCGCTACTGTAAATTGGCTTTCAGAATACAATAAATTTAGATGTTTATAGCTATCAGCATAGGCACTTGTCTTTATTTCAATCTTATCATAGCCAATTTGGAAATCCATATCATCATATTGTCCTGCTTGAAATTCAAAATCATATTTAACATTATTAATTTCTAGAAACTGTTGAAACATTAACTCGCCAATCGAACCAATCAGAATCATTTCTTTTCTCTTAGATTGGGAAAAGTTAAAGCGGTTATATTCGTATTTGAATCTTTTGTTTGAGTATATAACCGCTTGTTCTTTTATAGCTTCTGATATGGTTAAACTTACTTCCATTGATCCCAACCGCCCCAATTAACTCCACCACTTCTAGTTTTACTGTAAAATTTTCTAACTTTTTTAAGTGAATCTTCAGCTATGGCTCTTTTCTTGGCTTGGTCTTGTTCGTAATCGTTTTGGAAATCTTGTTGTAATTTTTTTAGGTTTAATTTCTTAGTCATCACTAACACCATACTCAATTTTGATATTATTGAGCCTAGAATTTTCTGCTATGTCGTCCATTTCTACATCTTCAACATCAGCAACCTTGTAACCTAACTCACTCGCTACATAATTGATATGCTTTGAAGTAGTAGCACTCCAATAACCTAATCTTACAACTTGTTCGTTCTTGTGATCTATTACCGCAACCCTAGTTACATAAGATATAACATCAGTACCCTCTACTGTTAGGTTATCGAAATATCGTTTTTGTTTAAAAATTTTCATGATTATTAACTCCTTTAAGTTATCATTTATATATATATTAATACAATTATTAAATATTGTAAAGCTATTTACAGGGGTTTTCTATATATTTTTTATACTTTGCCTTTAACAACTGCATTTAATATACCTTTAACTGATTTAAAATTACCAATATTCCAATCGGTATAGATTAAACTATGGAACAAATCGTCTATTCCCGAATCACCTTTTTGTAAATTTACATGCAAAGTGGGTTGGCTTATCTTAAACCATTCGGGATATGTGTCACGAATAGGTTGTTTTTGTTTAGGTTTGTTTATCTCGTCCCATGTTGTACCTCTAAAATGTTTCCTAACATTACTTCCTAAATAAGGAAACCATATTGTTTTATTATATTTTTTAGCTAGAGCAGTATGTGTATTTATCTGTACAACCTTTGGGTCATTAAACATCATATCCCTAAAATCGTCTAAACGATCTTTATAATGCAACATTCCTTTTTTCGATAAACAGAAATTAGCATCAGCTGCCATTCCCGATGCAACAATTTCTTCTTTTATAGTGGGATAAGCATATAACATAGGAAAACCACACTCAAAATCTACTTTATTTGTAGCTCCATAATTCTTCAATCTCTTTAAATCCATCTTGAGTATATCTAAATTCGTTGGCAATATTATAGGAACAAATTTTAAATTGAATTTCCTAGCTACCTCTTTAGCTTTTAAATAATCTTTAGATTCATGATTGTCTAATGTAAAAGAATAAACAACAGGTTTATTACCTACACTTAATAAAGAAAATAAAACAGATTGACTATCTACACCCGCAGATAATAATACTCCTACTGAATTATTTTTATATTGTTTAGCTTCGGATTCTAAAATTTCTTTTAACATTGTAAATTATTTTTAAGTTTTTTCATATTATAAATAGCTATTCTGTCCACCCCCCATTAAACCTATTAAAATTGCATACCCCCTATACCCTATTATATATAGCCTTATTTATATACCCCCTATAATACTAGGATTGAGCCATAAATAATAGGAGTAGACCACAAATGATAGGCTTGAGCCATACATACAGGGCTTGAGCCATGCATAATAGGATTAAGCCGTGAATAATAGGCATAGGCGATAAATAGTAGGCATAGGCCATTAATACTAGGACTAGGCCACTAATATTAGGCACAAGCCATCAACATTTGGCACAAGCCATCAATACTTGGCTCAGTCCTATCAATACTTGCCTTTGCCATTTCCTTTTTGTTTGTTCAACTTATCTCTATATACTTTGTACTTACTCTTAACATAATCATAGTCTAGGTTAGATACACTGAACCACCATTCAGTCATTGGGTACTTGAAGTATGTGTAGCCTTCGTTCTTCAAACCACTCTTGATTACTTCAGCTATTAGCCATAGCAGGTTTCCATAGATATGAGGGTCTGTGACATCACCAATTAGTTGCTTGTTAGGGTTAGCTTCCCGCCAAGTAGGTTCATTATTGTACCCCATAAAATTTCCTTAGTTAGTATTCAATATATAGCTAATAAGAGCATTAGATGTATTTTTCAGTATAAACTACTACTAATCAATCACTATTAACTGTTAATGGATTGTTAATCTTTAATACATAATATTAATTAACATATATATATATATATATATATGTTAATTATTATATTAAATTATAATATATATTATAGAGTATATGGTTGTTAATTAACAAATAGTAACTGTTATCTATATATCATTAACAGTTAATTAACTATGGATAACTGTTAACAAGTAGCATATAAAAGGTTCTATATATTCTACTTATTCTATAAATCTATTCTTTATGTTCATTAAGTATGTACATTAAGACATAATCCCATTCGTGTAGCTTGATTAGTGATTTAAGGTATTCTTCTTCTGTTATATTGTTAGTAGCAAATTGTAATTGGGCTAATTGGTCACTAAGATTAGATAGCCACATGGTATGTTCTTTTTGTACATATTTACTTGTATAATCGACTTCATCTTTCTCAATCATAATATATATAGTTTCGCATCTGATTTGGGCTTCTCTAGTAGTTAAGAAAGTTAATTCAAAAAACTCTTTTGCATTCTTTGGTTGTTCAAGCTTTTCGCATTGCTCTTGTATATGTTTTATTCTATCCCTTACCTTTTTAGGATAAGGAAAGTTATAATTTTTCATTAGTAATCCCTGTTGTTATAATGGCACAATATGCACATAGCTTAATAGTCATATTATAGCTATATACGGCTTCTTGTATGTTACCATTATTAATTTCTAACATTCGATCATAACTTCGCCCTTGTACATATTTAGGGCTACCTACTCGTACTGACTTTCTGTGATACTGATCATTCTTGTTAATAACACCTTTACACTCTTGGCATTCGTATTGTTTCCTAGCTTTTATGAATTTCATATTAAACACTCCATATATAAGGCAACCAAATAGGAATATTAGTGCCATATAACAAACTATAATAATCATAATCTTTTCGTAATAAATTAGACTTATGTGACAAATGTAGTGACTCACTATAAACCCATTCGGGCTTTTTGTGAAAACACTCTAATATACCTTGATAATCAGAACAACATTCAATTAATTCCATTGTGTTGTTATAACCACGACTAATCCATTCGTTAATCATAGCATTAGTATATTCAGCTAATGATGATTCGTAACCCTTCCACATAGCATTAATCGGGTGGTGTTTATAGCCACCTTTACCCTTAGTGAGTTGATTATGTGTTTGCATACCTTCAACTCGTTGTTTGCCTAATCGCCTGTAATCTAACTCTTTGGCTACTGTTCTGTAATCGTATGTTGTCATAAATGTTTGCATTGTATTAACTCCTTATATTGCGGGGCAGTAGTGAAGAGAGGTTAACTACTACCCCTTTATTTATTTATTTAAGACCTTCTGACCATGCTTCCACATATTTATCATTCCATACTTGTAAATCTGATAATTCTAATTTTTGTGTTTCATAAGTACTAAGACTGTAATAAATATCATATAAAATACCAAAATTGTGACCTACAATATCAAAATATTCTGTCTTAGTTATAAAGTCAGTATTGATAAGTGTAGCAACTGCTAATTTGAATTGCTTTAAGTTAGTATCGTAATCTGCATTTGGCAAGTAGGCATCGTTCGGGAAAGTTAATAAGTTATTCATAATTTTTACTCCTTTTAATTAATTATGTATATAATAACACTTTCTTTAATACTTGTAAAGGGTTATATTACTTGTTTTATTTACATTATTGCGACCCCACTAGGATTCGAACCTAGATTTCCGACTTCAACTCGTATGTTACTACAAGCGGGTGTCCTTACCGTTAGACGATGGAGCCTTTAGCGAATGGGTAAGTTGTTAAAGGGATAAGGTCATTTTACAGTAGTGTAGAGGTTCTTGGGCTTCATTCAGCCTAAACATACTAACCGACTTATCAGAAGATCCTATTAATTATTTAAGTTAATAAGGTACCGCACTTTTCCTTTTTCTTACCCATTCACTTCTTCTTCTTATTAAATGGGGAAAGGTTCATTTGATATTAGCCTAGACTTTTAGAATGATACATTTAGAATGTTTGATTTAAAATCTCTTTCTAAGTTCAGACCGAATATTTTTTGCCTTACTTTCTCGTTCACCCTTCGCCCATTTAACTTCTTCTTTTTATAAGTTAAGTCATTGGTAAACTTGTCTAGTTCTATTGAAACCCAATATCTACTTGCTGTTATTTCACCACTTTTGTGAAACCCAATAAGTTTTGATTAACTTAACTTATATATATATTATAAGTTATTTATTAAACATTGTAAAGTGTTAAATGGCATAAAACACTTAATTTTTAAAGATTTTTTAAAAAAATGCTAATTTAAAGCATATTTTGTTATGGAATTACATAAATAGGTAATATATATCACTAAAAGTATCAATAACACTATCTTTACATCATTTCCCATTACTTATCCCATGGCATAATATTATCTTCTACAATAGCTTTGATTTCTTCATTTATTGTATTATCTTGTATATTGTAATTTTTACCTACTAAACCATAATAACCTTCACCACTATGTATTATCTCTTTAGCTACACCACTTGTTCTTGATATCATTGCACGAACACTTGCTTCTTTCTTACTTGGTATTTCCAATGCTTCTACAATATCTTTTATTGTTTTTTGCTCATTACTATCTCTTAAATAGTTATAAACTCGTTTAATCATAGGTATTTGTGTATTTAAAGTATCACTATCGCTAATATCAAATCCATTTATATTTATCTCATTAGAAAGAAATTGTATTTGATAACCAATTGGGTCATGTAGATATCCATTATTCACTTTTCTATGAAATAATCCTACATTTTGTTGGTATTTATTATCACTAGTGTTGCTTTCTTCTCTTTTAACTTCCCATACTGATCTAGCCCAATAAGACCAAAATGCACTACCAAATGGTGTTTTCTTCTCACTATCTGCTTTAGTTGTATGTGCTAAAGTTAAAACAGTTACATCATCACCAAATCCACGAATAGCTGAATAATAATCAGTAGTAGCTTTTGCTGATTCGGGTTCTGCACCACAAGCCATTGCGGCACTATCTACTATAACAAAACCAATTTCTTTCTCATCTATTTCTTTTCTGATAATCTCAGCTATACTTATCATTGGCTCATTTGTTCTTCTGTAAAATATACCCGAAGGGTTATCTAATCCCATTCCATTAGCTAACTTGTTATTTCTTATCAAATATTCTCTTAAATTGGTTTCATAATCTATATATAAAACATTCTTTTTAATAGCTGATATCCAATCAGTTTTAACACCTTGATGCACTAAATTAGCTAACCATAAAGATATTATTGATTTACCACTACCACCTTCACCATACATTAATGATGCTTCACCAAATGGTATTATAGGATTAACTAAATTACCCCTATCATTAGGCATTTCTATCTTTGATAAATCAACTGTAGCTTCACCTTCACGATATTCTGTTATTACAGTTACACAAATGTATTCAAGAATTCTATCCCATTCTTTTATTTCGGGTTCTAAATTCCTTAAATGATTCATTAATGTCAATCTACCATTTGTACCACCAAGCTGATTAATAGCTATCTGACTACTGTGTATATGCACTTTATCAAATATAGGATTTAAATAACTAAAGGTTATTTCACCACTTATATAATGATAACTTTTAATATTATCAACTTTTACTCTTAAATTAATATTAGATAATTCAAAATAAAAAGTGTTACCAAATCTTTTAATATTGGAATTCTCGAATATATCATGTGTTTGCTCTTCCAATTGGTACTCCTTTTTTTCTATTGTTGCCTAACAAGAAGTCAATATTCCCTTCTAGTTTTTCAATCTTTTTTTCTAATTTACTAACTGTACTAAAAGCCATTCTTGATTCAGTACATGATTTTTGTATTTGATCAGCTAAATATATATTGTTCCTCAAAGAGTCTGCTAACATTCTTGCTATAGACTCTTTATATAAATAGGAATTCTGATACCAATCTAGATTCAAATTTTTTTCTAGTTGATCAACTTGTTCATAACTTAAATCACCCATTTTTGTTTATTTCCTGTTCTAAATTGTTTGATATACCCTTACCATCTAAAAAATGATGGTAAACATCTTTTAATTCGTCTACTTGTTCGCCCTGTATTGCTCTTGATAATATGTTCACCTGCATACCAATATGAATTATATCTGTGTATTCTTCCATTTGCGGAAACCTACCTGCTTTCCATAATTCAGTAATTATGTTTCCTGCTATGCTATCAGAATTGTTAACATTCCTAGCATCTCTGTCAGCCTGTCTTTCATCTTGTACTTTGACAACTTGCTTTTTTACTAAGTCTTGACTAGATTTACTGAGTTTATAAACCACATCTTTGTCTTTGAAACTTTCCTGTTGTGTATCTACAACTTTTAACTCAGCTTGTGTATTACCATTGTTTTGGCTATGCGGTTGTCCTTCTACAAATTGCCAAGAACTCCAATTGACAGAATATATAAAATGATTATCATATTCGCCTGTTTTAAGTCCAATAACATTTTCTCTATTACTATCCATATCTGCTTTTAAATATTTTCTAGTAATTTCTGCCCTAAAAGTATCACCTACTTGATGCGGAAATTCTTCGGGGGTAGGGAAAAAACTTTCCATACTTGCTAAATTATGTTTAGGCGGATAATTACCACCTAACTCTATAAATTCAGCTACCACTTTTAATGTTCCATTAGCAGTAGGTTTTCTTTCTAATATTCTTATATTAGTTTGAAATTGTTTATCAAGTAATTGCTTTTGCTCTTCTTCTAGACTTGTTAAAGGTATACATGGTATTCCCTTGTTTGTAAAAGTGTCTGTTTTATAAGCCCCTAACCATATTAAATTAGGTAATGTTGTTTCATTCATAATAACTCCTTTAAAAATGAATGTTAATTAAAATTATCTTCTGTCTTTTGTAACAAATCTTTTTGTTTCACCAATAACTGATTTATCAATATATTTTTGTATATCTTCACCATACTTGGCAAAAGGTTTTAGATTTGTCATATTCCATTGTTCTTCTTGCACTATTGTTTGCTCGGGTATCAATGCTTTTCTACGAATTAAATCTTCCAAATTTACCAATTCTTTAATTGGTTTCAATCTTGTTTTATCGTAAATAGGTTTTTTATCCAAAACTAATTCTTTGGCATCACCTTGTATAATGGTTGAACCTCTTTCTTCCATTATTCTTAATGCTTTTTGTTCTAATGCAAATTTTTTCTTTTTAATTTCTTCTAACTGATCTTTTATTTTTATGTAATTATCTACTAATTCAACATCATTTAAATTACCAAGATCAAATATGTTTTGTTCTAAATTATCGTGCATCATAATTATAACCCTAATGAAATGTCTTTTGTATTACTCGCTATTTTTCTTAAACTCTGATTAATGTTTTTTACATAATCCATAGCTGAATCATCTTTTAATGATTTATCTATACTTTTTAAAACCTTAACTAAATCTTCTAAGTTATTTGAAATAGCATCTAAAACTTCTATTTGCCTATCCATTTATGAACTCCTTATTCCTTGTAAATATTTTTTTGCTCCTATCTCTGCTCGTTGTTTTGCTCGTAATTCTTTCGGTAATTTCATATAGCAATCTCTACACATACCCCATGCAACAGGATAATGTTTATAACTAGCATAACCACGACCACATCTTTTACAATAATACTTCTGCTTATTTGTCTTGGTTCTTGTAGGTCTGTTATTCTCTGTTAATATCTGACCTACCCTTGCTCTGCTTATACCGAAAATTCTACTTATTTCAGCATTGGTAATATCGGGATTTTCATCTCGATACTTAACAACAAGATCGTTATTAATTTTTGTTCTTGGCATAATCACTCCTTATTTTTTAATTCTTGTATTTCTTTTTTATTTCGTTCAAGCATTTTTACATATTTTTTTGTAGATGATTTGATTTGCTCTCTTAACTTTGCTCGTGCTTCATTTATTTCACCTATATGTTGCTGATTTAATTTTTCAATATCTTTTCTTAAACTTTTTATTTCTGTATCTTTTAACTGACAGTTATCGTCTTGAATAAGATAAAGTAAATGAAAATACCCTGTTGGGTTTTGTTGTCTGAAAATTTCTATAACTTCTTTTCTTATAGAAAAAAAATTTGTATTATTATTGTTAATCATGTTAACTCCTTATATAAACATTTTAAAATAAAATTTAAAATTTGTAAACCCTGTACCTTGATATTATATTATACTTTATACCATTAACATATATATATAAATATATATATATGTTAATGATAATATTAGATATTAATAATTGATTGGTAGATGAATGTATTAATATCTTTTTATTTAGAATATTCTATCGAACTCTTCATCTCTTGCTTGTTCACTTGCAAACCATCTGTAACTATCTGCAATCAAAGCTTCGCCTGTTTTTCCATCGATTTGGCAATAAGCAATCCCATACTCCATAGGATACCAATGGTCTGATTTAGCAAGAATGTTATTTTTAGTTTCATGCCATTGTGAATCTGTCATTTCACTTTGGAATCTTGTTTCATTTGTCCAAGTTACTTTGAAATGTGTATATCTGATTTTCATTTTATAACCCCCTTTAATTTATTAATTTATTATTAATATAGGTATATTGTATCACAAAGTTTAATAGATGTAAAGGGTATATATGTAAATTCCCTACATAAACTTTGATTATAACCCTTTACAAATGTTAATAAGTATGTTATACTATATACAAGTTAATTAAATTTAACCTGTAAATTAAGCAGAGTGGTCACTAATGGATTTCCACTATGAAGCCCGATTTACTAGATCTTTAAAAATAGAATAAAAGGAAAATTAGCATAGATTAATTTAGCACTTAACAAAGGAGTTAAATTATGGCTAATAGAAAATACAACTTTAATAATCCGTTTTTTTCGGTACAAGCAAGAAAGTCAAGCATCAGAATAGATACACCGCATTTAATAAAGTATGCAGGTAGCTATAGATTCAAACATGGTGAAAGTTATTCTTTCCCATCTCATTACATTATTGATGAGGTGCGAGAGCAATTAGGTTACAAGAAGAAATTTTTACAACCTAAAACAAATAAGGCTTACAAGCAAGTTAGAAAAACATTAAATTTGTGCGATAGATTTTTTGATTCTGTAGGCAGAAAAATACAGAAAAAATATCCACAAATAGAAATAGTTAGAATGCCCGAAATAATAGTGCATTTGGTCGATAGGCCTAACTTAAACAATTACCGATCTACAAGTAATGCTTTAGGGTGTGCAGGTAAATTCAGTAACGAAATCCAAATGAAAATAGGTTTTATAAACAAAAATTATAAAACTAATATTTGGGGGTTAGAACATTGCATAATGCACGAATTAGGTCATGCTATATTTGGCTTAGATCATTGTAGGAAAAGAAAAAATCCTTGTCCTTTAATGGCTAAGTATGGCAGTTACATCAAAAACGAAGATGTTAAGTTTAAGAAAAAACAACGAAGAAGGTTTAAAAGATTTATAATTGAAAGATATTATAAACAACAAATTGCCCGAATAGAGCAACAAGAATACACTACAATTTAAAAACAAAGTTAATTTAATCTATGCTATAATATCGGGGTTATTGTTTATTCATTTAAACTTAACTCCTTTAAATTATGGGAAGTGGGATTTTTTAAACATAGGAATATAATTAATGTATGGTAGTTAATAAAGTTTCACTTCCTATAAAATTTCAAATGGCTTTACCGCCTTCACAAATTCGTGGTAATAACAGATCACATCATTTTGTTTATAACAAACATTTTCAAAGCTATAAAAATAGTGCTATTGGAAATTTATTAGAAGCAATTAATATGAAGGATTTGAAATTCCCATATAAAAAAGTTTTAATTGTTTATACTTTTATGAATAACAGATTAATAGATATAGATAATTTTATTTATGGTATGAAGGCAGTGCAAGATGCTTTATCTGATATTAGAATAATAAAAGATGATGATGCTTTAACAATTAGTCCAATTGGAAAATTCGTTAAATGCCCCATAAAAGACCGCAAAGTGCTTGTAGAAGTATGGAACATAGATAACTATGCTAAAGTGTCAATTATGGGCGATTCTGAGCTTCTTTTAGTGCTTTAACTAGTTTCCAATACTTAGACATTAACCTTGATCTTTCATCATTGGTTATTTTTCCATCTTCGGTTGCTTCCTTACATTCTTCGATTAAATCGATTAATTCATCTATAGCAGAAACATTTTTTATAGCAAAATTTATTACCTTGCCCCATTTGATTTTAAACAAATTCATTTTTTATCCTCTTTTATTCTATTTAACATTTTATCTATTTCATCAATTTCTGATTCGTTTTTTGACCAATCTTTAATTTTTGTTCCACCATCATAAGCTACTGCTAATCCGCAATCAATCATTTTTTGTCCTGCATCTAGCCATTTATGATTGGTTATATTTCCTTCTTTGTCTAAATCAACCCCTTGATGTATGTACAATTTGCCTAGTAGCCTTCCGTACTTACCTGTTCCTTTTTTACTTATCGATTGTATTGCCAATTGATTTGTCCCAATAAGTAATCGCAACATAGTCCTAGCTTGATAACCTTTTATTTTTTCTATTTTACTTTTTGTTCTTAATTCGGGTGTATCGATACCTATGATTCGAAAACTGTTAATATATTTTAAATTAAAACCTAAATCAACTTGTAACTTTGATATTGTATCGCCATCATAAACTGACTCTATTCCTCTTTTATCATCTAACTTTGCCATATAGGTATAAAAATTCATTATTCTGTTTCCAATACCTTCATGCCTAAAGCAATTATTCCGCCAATTGCTCCACTAGCGATTTCATTATGTCCATGAATAATACCTACAATAGATAATGTTCCTAGGACAATGATTGATAAAAAGATTTGTGGTCGTAGTTTTCCAAGCCAATTCATTTGTTACCCCCAAATACTGATCCTGTTAATAAAGCTCCAAAAGATAAATGAAATAATCCTCCACCTTTCAGAGTAAATGGTTCGTGTTGTGATACAAGTTTCTTTAGATATTCCATTTGGACTAAAGGGTCTTCTATCTCTTGTAAATGTGACATATAATCAGCTAAATCTAATCCCATTCGTGCAAACCCATAGTAAATAGGTACAACCATGAAGTCATATATACATATAGTCAAATAAACTATTAAAGCAGTCCATCGCCATTTATGTATTGCCGTCATTATTTGTTGCCTTTAAATATATCTTTTATATCATCAAATTTATTTAATGTTTTATCTTCTAATCCACTATGTTTAAACCAATATTGCAATAAATATGAAACAGTTGCAGTCATAATTATTGTACCTATACCAAATTTGATTTTTGCCTTTTTATTCATAATTATTAATTAACTGTTGTTGGCTCTGCTATAGTTACCTCAACATTCCCTGTTACATTCCAAACGGAAGCAGTTACTGTAGTGGCAACTGTAAATTCTTTAGAGTCAAAACCATTGCCTTGCCCTACTTCGTTTAATTGTATGGTAAGTGTTCCAATATCCATTTGCCTTAATGTACATGAACCACCTTTAGTCCATAGATTAGATAGTATAAGTTTATCTACTTTTCCGTTCACTGCTGAATTAGGAGCATCTATCCATATTCTGTCGTATGTACCACCTTTTGTTACCATAGCTTGTGCTTGATGATGACCACCACCTATTGCTCTCATTCGTGCAGTACCTGCCGTTTGAGAAATAGATTGTCCGTCACTAGCATTACCAATAATATTAATCGTATGTGCATTTATATCTGAAAAATCTAAAGATTTACACCTAGACTTTTCAAAAATTAATTCACCGATTTCTAATCTTGTAGCAGTACCACCACTTACATCAGTACCTTCAACTAATACTGCTTCTGTTTTACCACTTGGTAAAGTTGATGAAGTGTAAGCCGTACCTATTGTCACATCATATATTCCTATTTCAGACACAGGGGTTGAAGCTAAAACAATTCGCAAAGTGTTATCTTGTTTGTTTTCTTTTCTAAACATCATAGCTGATTCAAGGGTTTCAGAAGGTATATTGTTAGGTGCCGCATATATTCCTGCATCACCATTAGTGAAATTTCTTTCAGCTAATATAGTTTCGTTTACCACTACACCACCACCAACAGAACCACCTACTGTCAATAAACCTAATGCCATCTGAGGACTAAATCCCATAGCACGAAGTAATGTGTACGGACTTTTAGCTATGTTAAATGCTGTTCGCCACTTCTTACTTTCGCTGTTAAGGTATTCTATTTTTTCAAATAACCAATCTCGCCATAATCGTAGTTTTTTATATGTTTTAATTGGGGCATTATAAATTGCTTTAGGGCTTGATTTAATAGCTTTAAATAATTTGCCTATACTTCTTATATGTATAATCAAACCTAATACAATTAAACCACTTGATATACCATAGTTGTAGTATTGCAATGATTGCCACCATTGTACATCAACATACAATGTTTCTAGATTATAAATTCCATATTGTAAATTAGGGAAATACTGTGCTATATATGGTGTTGGATTTATATAACTAGCAAATGCTAATATAGAACCAATACTGATAGTGGCTATAGTAAAGGTATTTAAGATAAATTTTCCAAAACCTTTTAATATTTTTTTTAAATTAGGCTTTTTAAATGTAGGTAATTTTATTTTCATATTCATAATATATACCCTATTATAATAATAATTACAAGTATCAACGATACGATAAACATTGTACCACGAATCTTTCCTAAAGATTTATTAAAGTGATTATTCATATCTATTAATCGAAGTTTGGTTGTGTTGATATGTTTTTCTAAATTCTCAAGGTCGTGTTCAGTAATTTCTTTTTTTTCTTTCATAATTAAATCCTTTAGATAGGATTGGACTTCTATAAAATGAAGGCAACAAACATTATAGAAGCCCTTTTCCTACAATCCGAATTGCGAACAATTTGGATATTTCATTATGCTGTGTATATTTCTCTAACACTGATTGCCGCATCTAAAGTACAAGAACCACTACCACCACCTTCTACAGTTAATTTAAAATCTTTAGAAGATGTTGCGGGGTTACTAACTGTTTGATTAAAAATTATTCTATTTTGTCCTGCCGCAACTTGCCCCGATGATCTAGTTTCTGTTTCTATAACTGAGCCGTCAAAATATAATTTAAATGTACCTGTTAAACTTGAATGACCTGCCCTAATTGCAATAACTGCACTAGCTACATAATAACGACCTGCACCACCCGCAGTTATGCTTAATGCCGCCCCAAAATCTTTTTCGCCACTATCACTACTCATGTCGTAACTTTGCCCTGTATTTAATTCTACAATTTGACCTACTGTCAAAACATCTGATGATAAAGCTAACCTAGTTGCTGAACCACCTGTATTTCTAAAATACAAACCATCTGATTTAAAATAAATAGTACCATGTCCACTCGCAGGAGCTGAAGGGTCTGAACCTTGATGATCAAATGTCATAGTATCAACATCTGCTAATGCTGACGAACCATCACCTGCCGCCCCCGAATGTGTATGCCCACTTAAAGCATCAAATTGATCTTTAACATGAGCATTCATGATTGTATGTGTTATTAATTCACCACTTGACCAATCTCTTGGTGTACTCCATGCCATAATTTATTCCTTTAAGCAGTCAAAACTTGTACTGCACTACCACCCGCTTGTCTAATAAATACCCCACCACTTTTTACATATAATGTACCATGATTTGCACTTGGTGCCGAAGGGTCACTTCCTTGATGATCGCAAGTAATAGTATCTAAGTTATCTAATCCACTACTACCAAAACCACTTGCCCCTGTATGAGTATGACTACCTAATACATCAAAATTTGCTTTGATATAAGTGTCACACCATGCTTCTGTTATTTGTGTTCCTACATCTACATAAGGTACATCTGTCCATGCCATAATTAATATCCTATATATGTTTCGCTTTCTAATAAACTAACCCCAAGTACCCAAAATTTAGTCAATGAGCCTACAGGGGATAGTGTAAATTGTACTGTATGATTGTCTTTATTTGCAACAAAATGACTTATAGATTCAATAAAAAAATCTTTATCAGTTGCCATTAATCCTGTTTTGGTATGAGCATCTAAAGTTACCCTATCTGATATATCTAAAGTTTGTATCGCACTTAATGTAGTATCATTTCTATTTGCGGGTATTGTAACTTTTAGCATTTGTAATGGGTCTTTATATCTAACAAGATTATATTGACACCACCTAAATGCTTCTTCACTATTTGGTACAAATGGGGCATCACCTTGATGTACTCTTTTACCAAATGCAGTTTCGCTTGTACTGTCACTTGCAGTTATTTGTGTCATATCTGTTGATCTAGTTACTGTTGCTCTTGCTTGTAATTTAGTTATATATACTGTATTAGCATTCCCGTTTGTTAATTTGATATCCATGAAATTAGATGTTTTTGTGTTTACTATAGTTAAATCGCTTGTAGCATTAGTTCCGCTTCCGTCAGCAGATGTGTTTGCTAAAACATCAGTTGTTACCGCAGTTGTTGTCCAAGCATTAATACTATCAGCACTTGTATATAATGTTTGTGTTGTATCGCTTGTCAATTGTGGAAAAGAAGCTCTGTATGTTCTACTTTGTCCTGCGGGTATTGCAGGGGAATCTGAACCTTTTTCTGCATGAATCCAAACTATATCAGCATCATCATCAGTACTATAAAATTTTACATCAACAGTAACTTCATTAAAAATATTTGCCAAATTATCTTCTTGCTCAATTAAATTAAAACTAAAATTACTTGTACTAGAAGCATCTGATAATGTTGCTTGTGATGTTGTTGCATTACTGTCAATTAACCTAGCTTGTCTTTTTTCGTATTTAATTTTTCCATCTTTTGTTTCACTTATAAATCCATTTTCGCTTTTTTCAACCATTCTTAAAGCATCAATAGTTTTAGTATTTTGAGGTATTGTAAATCTAGTTATAGTTGTATTACCTTCATCTAAATCTCTATCACCTGCACCCCAACCTGCCGCATCTAAAATATCGCCTATAGCTTGGTCAGTTCGTCTATTTGTTTGCGGGGCAACTTTGATTGTTTTTTTATTTAAAAATGCTAATGCTCCAACCGCAGTCAATATAGCAATATTATTACCTTGCATATCGGGAAATGGAACTACTGATTCTAAATAACCAACCCATTGATCTTGATTAAAAGATACAGGAAATGTGTAAGGAAAACTGCCACCACCCATTTGTAATTTGACTTTACGAGAAGGCAATATGCTTCCAAATAAAGCTGAATCACTATTAAATGAACTGAAAATATTTGTAGTGTTTTTCAAAACAACTTTCAATATTCCACTAACAGATGAGCCTGTTAAATTATTTGCTAAATCTCTACCTCGTTCCCATTCAATATTTTGTATATAAGAAGTAAGGTTTTCATTGGAATCTGCATAATCGCCATCATTATTCCAATCTACATATAAATTGTAATTAGTACTAGCCATTTATTCCCTTATGGTTTTGTATATTTATCTTTTATTGCTTTTACTTTAGCTTTCCAATCATCAATATCTTTATAAATCATATCTAATTGGTCACCCCAATCCCCAAGTTGTGTAGTGTATGCTTCTTTTCTTATCTCTTTATAATCAGCATGGCTACCACCATCATTAACAATTGCATCTCTATCTTCTTGTTCTTTATCATTTGTTGCCCATATATCTATTTGAGCATTATATTCGGAATCAGATAATTTAATTCTTGCCCCATTAACTACTTTAAATATTTCGCTATGTTCGTTTTTTAATCTTGTTTTATGCTCTTCTAAAGTTGCCATTATTACTCCTTATGCCATTCCATAAATAAAAAAAGTACCATTTGAGATATTCCCACTTGCACAATGGACACGAACTCCGTCAAATGGGGTATTGCCAATTAATTGATGTGTTCGTTCATGCCACCAATCATCACCCGCACTTCCGTAATAAGTACCGACACCACTTGTTAAAATTCTGCCCCAATCAGTAGGCATATGTGTGGGATTTGCTATATAAGAAATTACAAATGAATTTGTTTGCCTTGTAGCATCTGTTCCTGTTTCGTCTGCAGTGATATCAAAATACCCACCAACTGTTTGATTAGTCATTGTGTTTTGATTTGCTGAAGTGTTTGAACCCCTTTGCCCCATATAATCTAAAGTAGTAGTTACATCTGAGCCACTTGCTCTTCTCATTATTCTAATAGCCGTACTTGCATCATCAGTAGTTACATCAACTCCTATCAAATAATGCCAATCAAAATCGCCTTTAAAAACACCATCAAATGTAACTTCACTTACTGCTGATGTTACATCATACTTGCGAAGTAAAACAGGTCTGCCATTATTTCCTTTACCATAATAACTCATCTTTGCAACCCCAATATTGTAATTGTACCTTCTTCCCAATTCCCACTACTCCATGCAAACCTTACACCACCCATTGCAGTAGTTTCATCAAATAACATTTGTCCTGCCATAAATCTTGTCATTTCATTTCTTCCTGTAACAGATGACCTTTGATGTATAGACCGAAATCTAATTTGTTTGCCTAAATTAGCACTGTTAGGATTATCACACCAAGCATACAAGTGTCCGCATTCATCATTATCAGAACCAACATTGTACATAATATTAGGATTGTTTTGATTATTAGTAAGTGCAGTTGAACTTGTGCCATTTGCGTCCATTTTTCTATAACCCTTCCAATAATCACTAGTTGTACTCTCAACTGTTCCGTCTGTTTGAATCCAAAACATTTGCAAATTTTTATCATCAGTTGCAGGTCTGCAATTAGTTAAATAAAAATAATATCTATCATAAGCACTTGTAAATATATCTGTGAAATCAATAGATGATTCACCACCAACTGAAGTGTATTTGCCTACTTCAACCATGCCTTTCCCACTTCTAATTTGACCAATATATTTTGGTTTAACATAATTTACAGAAGGCAAAGTTTGTTTTAAAGATAATACAGAAGGTGTAGTTTCGGGATATTTATATATCCTTATATTTGCTTGATTCATAGTTGCACTTGCTTGTGTATCGTTAAATTTAATTCCGTCCATTGCAGTTGCATCTGAATAGCTAGTATTCATCTGTAGCATTAATGCTTCGCCTACAGGATACCACCCTATAGATTCCCCCCACATATATTTTTCATTAGTAGTTTTAGGAACAAAAAATGTTGAAAAACCACCTGTTTCTAATTCATCTTCACCACCACCATGACCTGCTAAAAAAGTACCCCAAGAATAATTGTCAGTAGTATTTACATCTGAATTTGCATATCTTGAAGAATTAACAGAAACATATTGTGTTGACCTATTATGTGTACCATTATCATCTGAGCCACCATTTCTATATGTATATCCAATTCCCCCAATATCTTTACTTCCTAAATAATGTGCTACTTCTGTAAAGTACATAGAATTAGTATCAAATATACTATCATAAGTAACACTTGAAGTTGCTGAACTTATGTCTGAAGATGCAATTATTTTTAACCCTTCTCTTGGGTCTGTTCCTATATAATTCATATTAACTCCTATTACGCATCGTTGAATACTTCCCAAGATGCAAACACATTTAAGTCATTATCTGATGCTCCACCAAATCCCGACATTGTATCACCTTCTACCAAATAAATTGGATTGTCTATAACTTGAATTGTTGTATTCGCAGGAATAGCTACACCGCTTAACAAACTTGGGGTAGCAGTTGAATCATTATCATGTGAAGCCCCTGTTAATGCCCCAATACTACCAAAAGTAATAGTGAACACTTCGTCTGTTGCTTGTGTATTACAAACATAAAGTGAATTTAATTTTAATGAATATTCTGATGATACAGTTAATAAAACTGC